GTCTACTTATACACCCGAAATGCTTGAGTATTGCGCTCAAGATGTGGTTGTCTCTGTCGAGCTATCGAAAATGTTTGAGCCTAAGCTTGAACAATACAAAGATTGCATTGACACTGAGCACAGGCTAGCAATCAGGATGGCGTGGCAAGAACGTGAAGGGTGGCCCTTTGACGTTGATGCTGCACACAAACTGGAGTCCAAACTACGGACTGAACTCGACGCATTGTCCGAAGACATGCGGTCCACCTTTCTATTTGTAGACGGTGGTTTGTTCACCCCTAGACGCAACAACAAAACCCAGGGCTACTGGGCTGATGCGTCTATGTGCAAGTTAAAAGAGTTTAATCCAACCAGTCGCCATCATATTGCTTGGGCCTTTGAAAGGTTCAGAAACTGGACTCCGATTGAAAGGACAGCTACAGGCACCCCAAAAATTGATGACACCGTACTAAAAGAGATCGGCACACCCGAAGCTCTGAAGTTTGCCCGCATCCTGGAACTACAGAAACACCTAGGACAACTTAGTGAGGGTAAAAATGCCTGGCTTAAAAAGGTTTCTTCTAAAGGTCGGATCCATCATTCTTGTATTCTTAATACGAATACGGGGCGAATGTGTCATTTATCTCCGAATATGGCGCAATGCCCTTCGGACCCTGAATACCGAAAACTATTCGGTCCCGGAGTGGGTCGTGTCCAGGTTGGTAGTGACGCCTCTGGTTTGGAGCTACGTTGTCTTGGACACGTGCTTGCACCCTTCGATGGTGGCAAGTTTGCTAAAGAAGTGGTGGAAGGTGATATTCACACGCAACTAGCTGAGATCTATGGAACCTCAAGATCGCAGGGCAAACAGACAACTTACTGCCTAATCTATGGCGGCGGCAATATGAAGTTAGGTCTTACGACTGGGGCTTCTAAATCCACTGCAGCCAAGAAAGGTGCAGAAATAAGGAAACGCATCATGGATGGATTGGATGGCTTTGCAGAGCTATCTGGGGCCATTGCAAAACGTGCTGAGTCTGGCGTCCTTAAAGGACTTGATGGTAGGCCAATCCGCCTTCAAGGTAAAAATCACGCAGCATTAAACTACATTTTGCAGTCGATGGGTGCCGTCATCTGCAAGCATTTTTTGCTCCGTTCCTACGAGCTACTGGATGAAGCTGGTATTGATTATTGGCCGTTAGGTTTTATCCACGACGAAATCCAAATATCAGTTGCGCCAGAGCACGCCGAACAGGCCACTTTTTTAATCACCGCTGCCATGAAAGATGTTGAACATGAACTTAAATTCCGTTGCCAGCTTGACTCAGAAGCTCAAATTGGTAGCACCTGGGCTGACTGCCACTAGCCCCTCAAGACTTGGCGATATTGCTGAGCATTGGGTAGCCCTATTAGCTGCTTGGAAAGGTGCCGAAGTGTACCCCAATCTCAATTGCACAGGTCCAACTGACTTCATCATGGTTGTTGATGGTGTCCCTTATCAGTTGGACGTGAAGCTTGCTCGTCCAAACACCAATGGATCTTGGCGTGGCAACACAGACAAAGTCCGTGACCCCGTGATCCCTGTCCTGGTCATCCCCACTGGTGACATCACCAACTGGAAAGTCCAGTGGATCCGCAACAGATACCCGCAGGAGTTGGAAAACTTCTGGAACCGCACCGCAATCCCATTCACTCATGAAACTAAAGCCGCCAAAGCTCCTAGTAGACGCCGACTTTTTCTTTTACAGGAGTGCGAGCGCCGCAGAAGACGAGCATGAATACAACGAAGAAATGACTGTCATTGTTGGAGACTTCAACAAAGGCAGAAGCATCGTTGAATCTGAACTCAATAAACTGCGTACAAGGTTTGAGACAGATGACCTCCTGCTCTTTTTTACTGACAGAAAGAACTTCAGAAAAGAAGTTGATCCCACATATAAAGGCAACCGCACTAAGCGAAAGCCTTGTGGTTATTTGAAATTGAAGAACTGGGGAATGGAAACCTATCCCTCAGTAATGAAACCAAACCTAGAAGCTGATGATTGTCTCGGGATCATTGCCACTAATGGCAGCGTGGAAAACTTTGTCCTCGTTTCCCCCGATAAAGATATGGCTCAAATTCCGTGCAGAATTTATGACCTCAAAAACGAGTACACCCAGACCCCTGAACTTGCCGAGAGACTTCTCTACGTACAATGTCTTACTGGAGATCCCACTGACGGCTACAAGGGTTGTCCAGGAACTGGCCCGAAACGTGCTGGTCAAATCCTTGACAACCGCAAGGGATCTTACTGGGAAGCTTGCGTTAAAGCTTACAAAGAAGCAGGGCTAACCGAAGAGGATGCCCTCCGCAACTTGCGCCTAGCTCGCATCTTGCAAGTCAATGACTGGGATGCAAAGAACCTAAAACCTATTCTCTTTACACCGTGAAGCTTTCAAGAACTGAGCTGGAGTTTGTCCGCAACATTCTCCAGACCCGACGCTCTTATAGGTTCACCAAGGCCCCACTTTGCGTTCAAAGCTGGGAGCCGTGGATGCAAGCACTCTTATCCAAAGTAACCGATGAACTCGAAGTTTAATCCGAACCACTACCGCTACGGGTCCATCGAGCCCTGGGACTTCATCATTAGCCAGGACATGGACTTTCTGACTGGCAACGTAATCAAGTATCTAACCCGAGCTGGACACAAAGACAACGAGAGTTATCTCGATGATCTACTCAAGGCTCAAGTTTATCTCCGCAAACTTATCGCAACCCACTTAGATGACGACTCCACCGGACCTTCTCGGACAAGCAATTCAGTTTCGAAAAACAATGAGTCAGAGTATGGGGACATTCTCTCGCTCTACAATGACAGTCCAGAATACTTTGATCGTTGAAGAGTTTAAAGAGTTTCTTGATGCACATAATTATGCTATCAAGTTTCTTGACAACCCTTTAGCTCGTGAACATGCACTTAAAGAATTAGCGGATCTCGTATTCGTATGTTTTCAATATGCCGCTGCTGCTGGGTGGGAGCTGGATGAAGCCCTGGACAGGGTCAATACCTCCAACCTAAGCAAGCTGGTCGATGGCAAACCTCTCAAGCGAGAGGACGGAAAGGTTAAAAAAGGACCTAACTATGTACCACCTTATCTCACTGATTTAGTTTAATGAAAGAAAAGATTGCTGTTACTGGTCGTGTCCAAGCTTGGCTCGACAATCCCGAGTCACGCCTGCCTATCAGCTGCACAGTTTACGTTTGTGAAGATGAAATGGAGGGACCAAATGGAATCGAGGCCAGCTGGAGATTCGTCAGCCATGCCCTACGCAATGCAGCCGGAGTCGCTGTGCATCTTTCTAAGCTCCGCCCACGGGGTACAGAGAACGGAAAGGGCCTTGTCGCTTCTGGCCCAGTGTCGTTTGCAAGGATGTACTCCGTCCTTAATGAGGTACTTAGAAGAGGTGGCACGTACAAGAACGGTGCCTGTGTTGTAACACTAGATGCCAATCATGCTGACCTAGAAGAGTTCATTGATGCTCCAAGACATGAGCTGCCCTGGGTCAAGAAGTGCATCCAAATTAATCAGGAATGGTGGGATGAAATTGCCGAACCTGTCCGACAAAAGCTTTACAAAGCGATCCAAGCTGGGGATATTTGGCTTAGTAAAGTCAAGTACGACCAGCAAGGAGAGCGTATATTTAGTAACGTATGTTTGGAAATATGGCTTAAATCAAGAGCCAGTTGTCTGCTCTCGCATATTAATATGGGTGCCTGCGAATTGGGAGATCTCTTTACCGCTTTTACAAACGGAATGTCCCGGTTGTGTGATCTCCATAAAAGAACCGGAGTGGGGGAAACTGGTGAGTATCTTTCTCCAGAAGTGGATCGCCAGGTTGGCCTCGGACTTCTCGGACTGGCTAACTTCCTCCACCGTCAAGGGGTAAGTTATGCCGCCTTTGGTGAAGCCCTGTCCCTCATTAATGATACGGATGCTGTACGCACTCCGGCTCTTGTCATTGCTCGTGAGTTTGCTTGTGCGGTCGCTGGTGCCGCTTCTGTTGCTCGTGCTAACAATATGGATCGAGCATTCTGTATTGCCCCTACTGCGTCGTGTTCGTACAAGTACACTGACTTGGATGGGTTTACAACAGCCCCCGAAATCGCACCACCTATAAGCCGACAGGTTGACCGTGATAGCGGCACCTTCGGTGTTCAATCCTACGACTATGGCGAAGTTGAAATTGCCTCGGAAGTAGGATGGGATGCTTACAAATCCGTTGCAGACGGTATCTGCAAAATCTTTGAAGATACTGGCCTCTTCCACGGTTATTCATTTAACTCGTGGAGTGACGTTGTTACCTACGATCAGGCCTTCATCGAGGATTGGCTCGCCTCTCCTCAAACCTCCCTGTATTACGCCCTGCAGGTGATGCCTGACACTCTCCGAAAGGATGATGTCACATCGATCCTCGATGAGGACTACCACGATATTTTTGGACTAGAAACAGAGGAGGAATTTTGTTCCTCTTGCGCTGAGTAAATTGACAAGTAAGTACACACAGATTGTGTCCCGCAAACGAAAGTGGACACCAGTGCCCGTTGATAAGGGTGACATTAAAGATGGGTCAGAAGACGCAATGTTCCGCGCTTTGGCCTTACGGACGCTTGAGTTGCCTGTAAAAGAAATGCTGCAGCAAGGACTTGAGCGGGAGCTACCGGATGATCCGGGGGTGTTGCCTGCTCTTCTCTCAAATATGGAAGACGAAGACAAACATGATCGTGCTTTGGGGTTTATCGTTGACGTACATGGTGTGTCTGAGTCTGCCGAGCGAGAAGCTGCACGAATCCGTCAAGCCTGGCTCGATGCGCCCCACCATCCAATCCTTAAGACTGCGATACTCGAAAGGTCGGTCTTTTTCGTTCTCCTACCCTTCTTCCGTTTTAATGGATCAATGGGAATCCGCACCGTTGCCAGCGATATTAGCCGGGACGAGCAGACCCACACAGCGATCCATGCGATGGTCGCCCATGACCTCGGCTACGCCTCAACCCCCAGCTTGAATAAGTTGCGGAGAGCAACTGTGGCCTGGGTTATGGACGGACTTGGTGTGAACCAAGACCGCTATCTTGATAAAGACTTCTGGCTTAAACAGTCCGATAATCTTTATAGCTCAGGTAAGGCTAAGGGTCTTGCCGAAACTCAAAGAGCCAGGATGCCTGCTTTCTTTGAGGCTTCAAATAACAACCTTCCAAAATATGGCTGAACTCTCAGAGTATGAGGTGTTTGGTAAAGGCTCTCCACTTAATGAATTGGTGGCAGAGCTTGATGCCATGTATCCACTACTTAACCCAACGCCCACGGATAATGACCGTCTAATTATGTTTAGATCTGGTCAACGTTCGGTGGTCGAATACATCAAAGCGAAACAAACCAATGTGTAGCGCCCCTTCAGTAAAGATGCCCAAATACGAGGCTCCTGAGCCTCTACCTGCGCCAGAGCCACTGCCTCCGCCGGAGCCCCTGCCGACACAACGGCAAGCAACACCAGCAGCATCAATTGCTCCGCAAGCACCTATGCCCCCAGCTGCAACACCCCCGCCCCCGCCTCCGCTTAACCCAACTGTAGAGATGGCACCCCCTCCGCCTGTAGCAGTTAATTCACAAAATTCTGAGGATGCTGCAATTGTCAAGCGGCGTAAATCGAAGCGCAAAGAGCTTCAGCAAGCTTCTTCAGGTACCAGTGCACTTCGTATTCCGCTCGATAAATCCATTGGGACAAACCCCCGCGGAAGCACTGGTTCAAGCGGCCTAAACATCCCTAGATAAATGAAAATTAAATCCTCTGCGATGTCGCGCTATCAAGCGTTGGAATCGGATAGGGAACAGTTCCTAGAAGTGGGACGTAGGGGAGCCAAGTTGACTCTGCCTTACCTCTTAGTTGAGGAAGGCTTGAGTGACGGAGGCTCCCTCCATACGCCATGGCAATCACTAGGAGCAAAAGGGTGCAACGTACTGGCATCAAAAATGATGCTCAGTCTCTTCCCTGTAAACACTACATTTTTCAAACTACAGATCAACGATGGAGAACTGGCAGCCATGCCAGATGTAACTCCAGAGGTTAGATCTGAAATTGATCTCTCCCTCAATAAGATGGAGCGGATCGTTATGCAGCAGATCGCAGAGTCAAATGACCGGGTCGCTCTACATGCTGCTATGAAACATTTAGTTGTGACTGGCAATGCACTCTTGCATGCTGGGAAGAAAGCCCTAAAAGTGTTCCCCCTAGATCGATATGTTGTCTGTCGAGATGGTGACGGTACTGTCATCGAGATCATTACAAAAGAAGAGGTAGACAGATCTCTGCTACCTGCAGAGTTTCAGAAACCACCCCTTGAGCGGGACTCGAATGCTCCCGGTGAGGATGGTCCTAAGTTCGGCGTTGCTTCCGTCAATGGTTCCAGCAAGCTTGACCAGGCTGTTGTCTACACCGTTGTTGAACTACAAGATGGTCAGCACAAGTGGCATCAGGAATGCGACGACAAGATCATCCCTGGCACTAAATCCAGCTCCCCCGTCAAGTCATCCCCTTGGATGCCTCTGCGTTTCAACGTGGCCAACAACGGAGAGAGCTATGGCCGTGGTCGTGTTGAAGAGTTCATCGGTGACCTGACTTCCCTCGAAGGTCTCTACAAGAGTCTTGTCGAAGGTAGTGCTGCAGCCTCCAAGGTTGTGTTCATGGTGAGCCCCAGTGCCACCACCAAACCCCAGTCCCTGGCTAACGCATCCACGGGAGCAATCATCCAGGGCCGACCCGACGATGTGGGTGTGGTGGCTGTCGGTAAAACAGCGGACTTCAAAACAGTCCAGGAGATGATCAGAGACCTCACTCAGAGGCTCTCAGATGCCTTCCTAGTGCTCAATGTCCGGCAGTCCGAGCGGACTACCCTTGGCGAAGTAAATGCCACCGTACAGGAGCTTAACGAGCAGTTAGGTGGTATCTACAGCAACCTCACCTCTGAACTGCTACAGCCTTATTTGCATAGAAAGCTTGCACAGCTAAGTAGAGCTAAAAAGATTCCACCCCTTCCAAAGGGTTTGGTGTTGCCAACAGTTGTGGCTGGTCTTAATGGCATTGGCCGTGGTCAAGACAAAGCTGCATTGATGGAGTTTGTCGGGACTGTCGCTCAAGCAATGGGACCAGAGGCTTTGGTTTCTTTGATCAACCCACAAGAGTTCTTGAAACGCTTGGCTGCTGCCAGCGGTATTGAAGTCTTGGGCCTTGTCAAAGGAGAAGAGCAGCTGGCACAAGAGAAGCAAGAAGCTCAGCAGCTAGCCACACAACAACAAGTCATGGGTCAAATCGGTCAGCTGGCCAAGACTCCTATGGCTGAACAATTTATAAACCCCAATCAACAACAAGATGCCGGAACAGAGCAGCCCCAAACGCCGCCGAGCCCGCAAGCCTGATGGTAAATATCAAGGTAACTCGGAAGGCCTAAACCAAGCCTGGGAAGCTACCGAGATTATTGAAGCTATCGGTGAGAAAACAGTTGACTATTCTGTTAAGCAAAAAGTAGTCGGTCCTTCGCAGGACACTGCTGGTAAATACAGCAAACGAAAAAAAGTAACCGCGCCATCCTTTGGGAAGGCATATACCGTTAACAATTAACTATGGCTACCACCACTTTCGATACCTCTGAAGGGCCATCAGCAGAACAGCAGGCAGCTGAGACTGCTGCGTTGGAGCAAGGTGAAAAACTCACCGCAATGCAACAGGAGGATCGAGACCGCAAATTCCAGCAGACAGATGATGAAAATGCTGATGCCTCACTAATTGGGGGCAAGTTCAAATCACAAGATGATCTGCTGAAAGCCTATGAAGAGCTGCAGCGCAAACTAGGCAGCAACGAAGAACAACCTGAAGAGGTAGAAGCTGAAGCTACTGAGGTTGAGCAGCCGCCAGAAGTCGAGCCAGAAGTGGCTGAGACTGTCAACTACATGCACCAACTCAATCAAGAGTTTGGTAAGTCTGGTCAACTTTCAGAAGAGGCTGTAGAGCGTCTCGGCTCTATGGACTCTAAGGAGTTAATCAAGGCCTATATGGCCTACAACTCTCAGGCGCAAAACGCATCGCTTCAGCAATCAGAGTTGGATGCCATTCAGCAATCCGTAGGTGGGGCTCAGGCCTACACCGAAATGGTGCAATGGGCAGCTGCCAACTTGCCTGAAGATGAGATTGCAGACTTCAATGCTGTAACAGCTACAAACAACCCCGCAGCTATTAAGTTTGCAGTTCAATCACTAGCCAATCGTTATCGAGACAAAGAAGGCTATGAGGCACCCCTGGTG